TAGATGGGGTGGTGCTGGAAGTTACAGCTAGGAGCAACACATTGAGAGAGGCTCGCAGAAGATGTTACCGCACCATTGACAAGATCATTCTTCCCAATAAGCAGTATAGATCCGATATAGGCATGCGATGCTGGGAGGATATCCCTAAGCTGGAGAGCTGGAAGTGGGTCAAAAGAAGTGATACCTTGATATTTGAAAAGGAGCAAGTAGATTAATGACGAGGAGAAGACGATGCCTTTGACAAAGAGTGGAAAAAAGGTTTTACTTAGGCTTCAAAAGGAGTATGGGCCTAAGAAGGGAAAGAGAATTTTCTATGCCATGATAGTGATGCGACGCAGAGGAAGCGAGAAGTGGCATGGCAAGAGCAAAACGGGCAAAATCACGAAAGCCCAGCGCACTTACATGAAGCGAATGAGAAGTGCGTATGCTAAGGTGTTGTGATGAAAGCTACCGAGTTACGTAAGTGGCGCACGCTTATTAAAGCTGGAGAAACAGAGCGGGACAGATTGATCTATAAGGAGCGCCACAAATTGTGGCTCCAGTGGTATGAAAGCAATTTTGCGGACAAGATCTATCTTAATCTGGTCTTTCCTTATGTTCGGTCTTTGATTCCAAGGGTATATTTTCGCAACCCTCAAGTCTCGGTGTCACCTGTCTATCCCGGGACGGAACATCTGGCTATGGTATTGGAGCATGTGGATAATGAGCTGATCGAGCGTATGAACATTAAGGCTGTATTTAGAAAAGCCATTCTAGAGATTCCCTTTAAGGGAACGGCGGTTTTCAAGATTGGCTATGGCTCTGAGTGGTTGCCTCCTACGATAACAGGCGAAGAATCAGATCACATGGATTCTAAAGGAAGGAAGGTGGAGTACAACGCCTACATTGAGCCTGATATGCCTTGGGTGCAGAGAGTCCACCCGGAGGATTTCGTGGTTCCTGAAGGGACAGAAGATGTCCATGAGGCTCCCTGGTGTGCTTTTAGATATTGGCGTCCTTATGAAGATATCAAGAGAGATCCCCGCTTCAAAAATGTCAGCAAGATCAAACCGAGCTTCAGGCAGATATTGGACCAGGTTACTAAACAGCAAGAGGAATGGGTTCAGCTTTATGAGATTCATGATGCCAGGGAGCAGCGGGTTTTCATAACGGACATGGACAATGAAGTGGTCTTGTATGAGGACGACGATACCTTGCAGGTTGACGGGCTTCCTGTGGTGGTTTTGACTTTCAACGATAGAGTCAACTCTATGTGGGGTGTGCCGGACATCAAGATTTTTGAAGCACAGCAAGCGGAGATGAACGATATAAGGAGGCAGGAGACCAAACATCGTAGGGCTGCTGTAGTCAAGCTTTTATCTGAGCGGGCTAACATAGATGAGGTTGAGGCTAATAGGCTGATGTCGGAGGATGTTGGGGCGATAGTCACGGTAGGAGACATCAACAGAATCAAGCCCTTTGTTTTCCCGGTGCCTCCCGAGATATGGAGGGAGGGAGAGGTTATCAGGGCCGATGTCAGGGAAATGATGGGCTTCTCACGCAATGCTATGGGAGAATACGAACAGAAGACAGCCAGGACAGCTACGGAGACCCTCAGTGTTGCTAGGAGCCTTGAGGTGCGCAACTATGAGCGTCGTGATTTGGCTGCTGATGCGCTCAAAGAGATCATAGAGAAGGTCAACGGAATTATCTTCAAACACTGGACGTCTGATAGAGTGTCACGCATAGCAGGGCCTTTGGGAGTGCCTATTTGGGTGCGGTATACAGGCCCTATGTTGGAAGGGGACTACCTGGTAGACATAGACCCTGAAGATGCTGCTCCTATGGATAGAGAGGAGAGGTTGAAGAGAGATTTGATGGCTTACAAGCTATTCAGACAGGACGACATGTCTAACCCAATAGTTTTGGTTAGAAATGTACTCAGAGATTTGCTGGGGCCTCGATATGTGGAAGCTTTGCAGTTGCCTAGAGCTATTTTGCCGGAGCAGGCTCAGAATGTGTTGAGTGCTGAGGAATTGCCGGCTTTCTTCCAGGCTGTTAGTGAAAGACTGCAACAGCAAGGGGCTATTGCTCCTGTGGAGGGAGAAGCAAATGCCCAGGTATGATATGAAGTGCCGAGAGTGCGGGAAGGAGAAAGAAGTAGTTTGTAGCGTAGAAGACTTGGATAATCAGATTTGCGAATGTGGAGGCAAGTTGTTCGTGATCTTCAAGAAGGCGCCTACTCTGTCTATTTGGAAGCCGACTTACTTCGAAGCAATTGACTTTTACGCTGAAACCAAGCAAGATTTGAAAGAGTTTTGTAAGAGAGAAGGTTACATTTGGTGGGGCGAATAAATAAGTTGTTGAGGAGAGCGATATGGCAGAGGAATTAGAGAAGCAAGAAGGACAGGAGCAAGAAGTAACAACAGAGGGAGAGGTAGAGGAGGAGCTGGATCCTAAGGCAGTGGCTCAGAAGATTCAGGAGCTGGAAGAGAAAGTTCAGACTTATGAGAGCTTATTGGCTCAGATGCAGCAGCAACGGTCTTCTCTTGAGCCTGACGACTATGTGGAGATACCTGAGCCAGAGGAATATGAGTCTCCTTTTGAGAGCCTTGATGAGGAAGAGCTTGAGGGTTTACCCAGGAAGCAGTTTGTTAAGATGCTGAAAGAGGACCTCAAGGCGGAGATAACCCAGCGGGTTCTGCCTTCGGCAATCAGTGAGCTTGACAGCAGACTGAATGAAATCTCACAGGCAACAGCTGAGCTCATAGTCCGCACACAGATAGAAGAAGCTCGTAGAAAGTATCCTGACTTTGACAATTACAGGCCCATAATGAGAGAGCTGGCTCAGCGCTATCCTAATCTTAGCGTGGAAGATTTGTATGGGTTGGCCAAATTTGGCCAGAAACCTCCTGGCATGTCAGGTGTTCCGGGGCAACCGGGGCAAGTCTCCAGGACTCCTACCAAGAAATCTTTGACTTTCAAGAAGAGCCGTAAACCTGAGTCTGTGAAGCCGAAGCAAGAATATTCTAACTTCCGAGAAACGTTGGAAGACGTTTGGGATGAGGTAATGGGAGGCTCAGGTGAGTAAAAGACAAAGCGGTTTCCGGGGGAAATTTGGGGCTAAGGCTGTCCACATTTGGCAGGACAAAGAAACTGGAGCCTGGAAGTTCAGCTTTAGACCGATAGAGAAATGGACCGTCAATGATCTGGTTGTAGCAATGCGCACAGGAACAAAGGAGCTGCAAAAGCTACAAGTTAAAAGACGCAGAAAGGGGGGCAAACCCAAAGAAATTGATGAAGAGAGTATTGAGTGGGGATCTGATGAAGATTTTGAAGAGGAGGAAGACATACAACTTGACAATGTAGAGGAAGAGGAATAGTTTATTACCGAATAGGCGATTTAGTTTTGCTCTGAGGCGACGGGAAATGAGTGGAGCGAATCAAATGATTCGGAGGGTAAGATGCCCGTTCGTACTCAGACGCAAAACATTGACAATTTATATATCGCTGCCTGGCAGAAGAGACTTCCCACCACAATAGATCAAATCTTTGAAGCTACTGCTTTCTGGAATATTCTCAAGGCAAAAGGTGGAATCAAACCTGATGCTGGGGGATCCTTCATTGAAGTGCCTCTGAGCTATGGGAAGAATGACACCATAACCTGGTTGAAACGTGGTGGGACGGTACCTATCCAGGACAAGGAATTTCTGACGGCTGCGAAGTATGAGTGGAAGTATGTGGCCGTTAGTGTTGTGAGGTTCTGGCAGGATGAACAGAAGTACCTACCTAACAAGCAAAAATTCCTCAACCTTGTAGAGAGCAAGCTTCAGAATGCTCAGGACTCCCTGGCTGATGAGTTTGAGAGAGCGCTCTTTGGCAGTGGCACCAATGATGACTTTGAAGGGC